AATAAGCGCCGCCACCACCACCGCCACCGCCTCGCCCCGGATTACCTGTTCCCGATCCTGCATTTCCGGGATTTCCGGCATTTCCGGGATTTCCGGCAGCGCCTTTACCAGATATGGTTACTCTACTAACGCCAACAGGCACAGTAAAAGTGCCGGGCGTGTTAAATGTTTGTGTGCCCCCGGGTACAACACCCGCACCTAAAACACCAATTTTTGAAGTTCCAATCGGCATAATTACCCCCGTGTACGTGTGCTAGAAGACAGCCCTAAAGAAGGGCGTGTATCAAATTTATACCCCGCATTAGGGCCGCTTTTATCAACATAGTGCAACATTACCTGAACATTGATGTCTGTGTCTACCGCTTTATCACGCCAATGCGTAACTTCACAGCCTCGGTAAATACAAGCATCGCCGGGTTCAAGGTAATGCACAGTTGGTTCTTTCCCCGGGGCTTTCATGTAGATAGGCCACGGTTTGCCAACTGTTGCAATGTGTGATGTTACAGAAATTTCGCACGCAGGTCTATCCACATGGGGGCGTAGTTCATCGCCTTTTTGATATACGCGAGTGAACGAATACGTTGGATCCAATTGCAATCCAGTAGCGGCTTCTACATCAGGCACTGCATTTTTAAGTATTACCTCGACTAATGGGTCTGCGTACCAAGAAAATTGACTGCTATCGCTTTCCTCTCCGCTTTGGTTATTTTCGGGGTAACGCTTCAGGGCGTTTTCCAAATAGCGGGAAATAGTGTCAAGTTCTTCGGGCTTATAAAAACCTTTAACCAACACATAACTGTTTGTTTGAAATTCAGTCATAATAAAACCACCCTGTAACGATATATTTATGCGTCTCGCCTAGCACCGGATTACCCCGGTGAACGTGCGTGTAAGCAGCGGGCCAAATAACCATCATGTTTTCAGTTGGGTTGAAACGTTTCTTTTGGTACAGAAATTCTGTTTCTGCGCCGTCTTCTGGGGCCAAGCTGTTTAAATACAGCATATAAACAACGGCGCGTTTTGCATGATCTCCGGGGCCTTGTTCCTCGTGCCAAACATGATACCCACCACCTCAGAAATAAGATGCTGACAATACCCTTCAGGGCACACGTCTTTGTATAGCGCAATATGTTCAATGTATTCTTTGTTCATCTGAATGCTGGCCCCGATACCCATGCTACTAAAGATTGACGACTACCCTGCGTTACAGGGGTGACTTGATGCAAAATATACGAAGGAAAAATTGCAATCAGCCCACGCTGTTTACGAACATTTTGTGGATTGCTACTTGTCATGACCTGTAGGTTGCCGCCTTCATATTCGGAAGGGTCTGTTAGTTGCATAGCCATTGACAGTTTGCGGCTTACTCCACCGCCGTAATCTTGATGCCAACCATACATACCATTTTCGGCTTGGTCGTAGTTTGTAAGCTGTAATGCTTCTCCAAAACCTGTCAAATCAAAACGAAAATGCTGCGCATTCATTTTAGAAACAACATCGGCAAGTTTTTCAAAAACCCATTTTGTATCGCCCGTGTTAGTCAGGTGTGTGGTGTCAGCAGGTGCTGCATATTTTATCCTTGTGTGAAACAATAAAATGAACAGACTTTGTTAGAGCTTGCGCATTATTTTGTACTAATTGGTGCTGCATCCAAGAGTTTGCCATCAAAATTGTGCCGGGTTTGATGTTGTTAAAATGCACAGAAGACGAAGCGTTGGTAAGTTCCGTCCCTTGTACGTAGTCCAACTCAACCATTTGTTTGTTCATACGCGGCTCGTGGTACACGGGGTACGCACCGCCTTCTGGCGTCTCTAAAAATAACCACCCACAAATTTGACTGTGTTTATGTACGTGAACGTTTGTTCCGCCATTGCACTTAACGTCTTGCCCCCACAACCCAGACACGTACAGTTCGTACTTGTCCATGTCATAGCCTTGCTCACGCAAGATGGTGTCCGACGCCAACACCAAATAGTCCACCAGAAATTTTAAATCTGGATCATTGGCCATGTGCGCCGTTTGATCCATCGTGTCGCTGGAGGCTGCTTGATCGTAGTACTTCTGAACAACCTGACGAGTGTATCCAACCCAGTCAGGATACTCTTCGCGGTAAACGCTACTAGGGAAGTAGTCGTACCTGTCCATCAGGCATCAATGTAAGTGCGTGCGTTTTCAATCAATACTTCTTTAGCCAAGCGAACTGCTTCCAGTTTTGCTTGTTTAGCTTGCAACGCCATTTGATTAGCGTGACGAGCAGCTTCCATTGCGTTTTGATATTCAATATCAGATTGTTGTTCTGCGGTTAAAGCCATTTTAGTGCTCCTATTAAGTAGTCAGATTTTTCATAGGGATGGAACCATAGTAAGTAGTTCCACCATCGGGGGTAAAAAAGAACCAAATGTCAATTGCATTTGCAGTTGTTGTCCGTGAAAGCGATGCTATTCCGCCGGGGTACTTGAATGTTGCGCCTGAACCAGCAAAAGCTACTGTTCTACCGGGTGTTGCATCATTTGACAATATCAGTGTAAACGAAGACGCGCCAGATGATACTGGATACCGCAAAGTAATTGTGGCATTGCCGTTTAGCGTTGCGGAAAACACGTTACCGCTTGTCACATCAAGGTTGATTGCTGTACCGGTGTTACCAAGAGCAGTGACTGTGTCGGCGTAGCCAATCGCTTTGATGTAGTTGCCGGTTGTAACAGCCGCAGAGATAGCCAGCAAGTTTGTAGAAGAAGGGGCAACACCTGCGCCGCCACCAACCACCACGTTGTTTGCCGCCAAAGCACCGGATGAAGCCAAAGTGCCCGTAGCTGTGTAAGCCAAAATACCACCAGACGTACCAGCGGTCAGGCCTGTACCGCCGTTAGCCACAGCCAATGTACCAGCAACAGAGACTGCGCCAGATGTAGCGGTGGAAGGTGTCAGACCTGTGGAGCCGAAACTAATTGTAGATACGCCGTCAGCCGTGCTTGACGCAACTTTGACGTAGTCAGTGCCGTTGTAATAAACCGTGCACTTTTCGCCAGCAACAACAGACACACCTGTTTGACCGGAAGCTTTGAACGTTACTGTGAATGAGCCTGTGTTGTCGACAATATATGTCTTACTTGTACTAGGGCCTGTGATTGTCTTGGTCGTAGTTGTGCCGGAAATCTTAACTACCGCAAACTGGGCAGTAGCTGTACCCGCGCCTGCTAGAGTGGAACCGGCTGTAATGTTTGTAGCTGACGCATTACCAGTAGAGTTTACTAAATCAACTGCACCGTCACCTGTCAGTGTCAACGTACCTGCAATCGCAATGTCCACGTATTCGGTAATACCGTTGTTGACCGTGTTGCCCCACGAACCTGTTAGCGTACCCTGCGTGGGGGTAACTAAGTCTAAGAGTGCTGTTTCTGCTGCCATGTTAAATACTCCTATGTCGTCGCAACATCAGTCCAAGCTGCTGTTTGCGTATTACTGATATTTTGCCAGTTTGCGGTCTGTGTGTCATCAATTACTTCCCAGAAAGGCCGTCCGTTAACTGTGTCAGTTCCCGTTGCCAATTCTGTAATTGATGCCACAAAAGCCGCCGCTGCCGCTAAAGTGTCTGCGCTTACCGCAGTTTCTGCTACTGTCGATACAAAACCCTGCGCCGCTGTAATCGCGTCTGATCCCGTTGCGCTCTCTGTAACTGATGCGTCTAACAAAAGCGCTGCACTGATTGCGTCGGAACCTGTCGCGGTTTCCTGCACAGCCCCAAAGAACACAAAACTTGTTGTTAAACTATCAGTACCCGTTGCCGTTTCGCTGACGTTTGCCGCGTAAACAGGCAAACTAGACACTGCATCTGATCCTGTAGCCGCCTCAGTTACCGTTGTAGCATAGTTCGGTGTAGATGTAATTGCATCGCTACCTGTAGCCGCCTCAGTAACCTGTGCCGCAAACGCTGACCCTGCTGAAACCGCGTCTGTGCCCGTAGCTGTTTCAGATAAGCTTACGTTGATTGTCAGCGTAGACGTTATGGCGTCTGTAGCAACTGCTATTTCACCAATACCGCCCCAAGAGTTATATCCCCATGCGCTTTCGCCCCAGCCCGTACCGGCCACTGACGCATCGTAAACTTCCCCACCAGCAAATGAATCTGCCCCTGTAGCGGTTTCAGTAATCGCCGCGCCCACAGATATAGCAGAGACAACAACGTCTGAAACACTACTTGCCTCGACTACCCCTGCGTCATAAATAGGTGAACCGAGTACAACTTCTGTGCCTGTTGCAGCTTCGGTTACATCAGAGGTATACAGTTTACTCGTTGCAAGTGCGTCCGTGCCTGTACCTGTCTCACTGACAGTGGGGGCTACGCTAAGCGTAGAAACAACTGCGTCTGTTCCAGTGGAGGTTTCGTCTACGGAGCTAGTGAAGGCGGTAAAACCGCCCCACCCTTGTTCGCCCCAGTAGCCGTCACCCCACCCGGCCATATTAAGCTGCCAAGCTAAATGTGTATGTCACAGACAATGTATCACCGTCAACCACAGAGCGGTCGCCGGGAGCGCCAAAGTCAGCAGCAGAGAACAATGTGCCTGTTGTGCCACTCTTAGTATTGTCGCTTGTCAAAAACGCGCCGCCCACAGTTGCTGTTGCATTGATGTTATACACAGCTGGTGAAGCAGAGTTAGTCACAACTGAGGGGTTAGCCGTTGTAGCTGTTACAAAAGTAGCAGTCACACGGTTCGCATTGCTGTAAGGAACAATTTCTGTCCAGCCAGCATGGGAAGCCATTGTGTCGCCAGCCGCAGGGGTATTAGAAGCTGCTGCGCCGTACAAACCCAAGTACCAAGTAGTAATCTGCGCAACAGAAGTCAAAGCAGTACCCGCCATGTAAGCCAAACCAGCGTTAACCACCAAGTTCTTAGACTCAGCAGTCCACTTCAAGTTACCATCTTTATCATGGCACTCAACGTAGTATTTGCCAGAAGCTTGTGCGGCTTCACCGGCTTTGGTATTACAAGTCAGGCCACTAGAAACAACGTCTGTGGCTTTGGTTTTCTCAATAGTCATGATGACTCCTAGTTAGAAGAACGAATAAGAGCCGCCGTAGCGGTGTTTGCGGGCATGGTGATTGTAAATGTACCAACGGATGTCTTGTCAGAACCGAAGTCCAGAACAGCAACAGACTTGTTACCTTGGGTAGAGTTGTAAATCAACGCACATCTTGCGGTAATTGCGCCTGTCCAAGAGATGTTTGGGAAGCCTACAAAAGCTGTGTATCCAGACGTGCCGATTGTGATGGGGGTCAACTGTGCCCCGCCAAGCGAATACGTACCAGTAGCCGCCACTTCATCAGTTGAACTGTACACAGTCGTGTCTTCGTTCAGATTGGCGTTAGCCGTGTACAGGGCGATCTTAATCACATCAGTCGTCAAGTCATGTATGCCTTGATAAAGCTCTGCCTTAAACGATGTGGTTTGGGTCTGGATAATCGACATATCAAGTTACCTTCTGACGGAACTGACCAGAACGATAAGCGTCTTGACGCTCCATACCATCGCCCAAACGTTTTGCAAGTGCAAGTGCTTCCATGAACTTCTGGTTGTACAACTGCATCATGTCGGTTTCACCCTTCATGTATGTGTAAGCCTCAACCAAAGATGCGTACAACAACACCGTATCAAAGTTGTCGCCAAGCCATGTACGTTCGTTTGCCGCTACTGTAATCGACTCGGGGTAGAAATAGTAGTGCAGTTCGGTGTAGTAGCCTGAATCTGGTGTTGGGCCAAGAATAAACGTTAACTCGTCTGCGTTGTCTGAACGTGGGCCAAACAAGGCGTAGTAACGAGGCAAACCTGTTTCATTGGCTGTGGGGTACGCTTGACGAATAAAGTTAACGTCTTTGTTCAACAAGTACTCGTACGTACCTGTATTCAAGTCACCGCCCGTCACACCCGTAATGATTGCCAAAGAGTACACCGCCAGAAAGTCTGTAGGGCACTGAAGGTAGTTGTTGTTTGCCGTTACCTGCCCATACACGTTCTTGCGAATCGAGGGGAACTGAACCGAGTTATAAATACGCTGCTCAGACTGCGTAACGAACACGGGAAGATTAGCCACGAAATCTGCTTCCGTGTTCTCCGTGTATGCCTGTATTGCAGCGTAAAGCTCAGTCTTGGTCATAGTTATGCCATCGGGCCTCTGGCCATAGTTCCCTTAGTCGCCGCACCATTACCACGGGTGACAATACCGGATGTCTTAGTGGTTTCGTTACCAGCGTTTTTGCTGATGTTGCCAATAGACATATTAACGGTGTCGGCTTTACTGCGGTTTGGGGGAATGCCGGGATTTGTAGAGGCGGGTTGATTGTTAATCTTGGCCATGTTATTTCCCCTGATTCTTAACTTTGGCCATACCGCGGCCATACTGCATCATCATCTCATTGGTCTTACCACCTTTGGCAAGCTTTGTAGGCGTTTTGCCGGGGTGCATGTTTCTCTCGTGCTTGCCGACAGCAGATTTAATCATCTTCATGTCTTGTGTCTTGTCTTTCATAACTAACTCCTAAGTAACTGTTACTGTAACTGTACCAACAAACGTCGTTGCCACCAAGTAGTTTGGCGTGAGAGCAACATCAAAATTACTCGACCCACCTACCGGTGCCCACCCCCACTGAACATCCCGTGATCCGCCAGTCAAATTACCACTAGCGTTTGTACCCGCCGTCACGTACGTTGTGTCCTTGCGCGGGTTACGCACTGCCTGTGGATCATCCACTGGGAACATACCAAGCAATAACTGCGGCTGATCTGGATCCCAGCACTGCGGGCACACAAGCAAATTATAAATCTGGGTCTTCTGAATCTCTTTGCGAAGCGACGTTAATTTAAACTGTTGGCCGCACCTATCGCACATGGCGATACTGTTCTTGCCAGAAGCAAACCGATTGCTCATTTACGTACTGCTACCGATAAACATTTGACGAGGTACAAAGCGTACAGCGGCCTTCTCGCGGTCTTCGTCTGCGGCCAACTGCCAAGCTTCATCGTACTGTTGCTTCAAGACGGGCAGGCGCTCAGCGCCTCCTTCAATCTTAAGAGCCAAGTAATAGGCTAAACCTGCCACCATACAGGGCAGGAAGCGGAAAGGCACATCCATCGTGCGTACACCACCGCCAGCATCATCAATACGGCGCATGCGCCAGTAAACAAACTGATACGTTGTGCTGTTGTCTGGGGTTGGCCAAACGGTTATAGAAGGCAAATTCTGCGTGTATACAGCCACGCCTGTTAAATGCGACGTTGCAGTTGAACCATTCTGCCCACGGAAACAGTTGTAAAGCACGTTGCCAGAGATGTAGCCGTACTGAATAGTTTCAGCACCGATCAACAAAAAGCCTGTAGCCGGAAGCCCTGCCACTGAAGTCAACGTAATTGTTGTATCTGTGGCGCTAATACCACCGTTCAGTGTCGTGCCAATCGAGGAAGTCTGCCCATCCAAACGCTGATACCACACTTGAATCGGGCGGGCTTGTTGCAACTTGTTGGGTATCGTGGCATAGGTAGAAACACTAATACGGGTAATGGTCAAGTCAGCCTGCGTGGATACGTTACCCGCGCCTGTGCGAATGACATGCTCAAGCAAATCCACTGTATCTACGGGCAGTGCGTAGGTGTTCAGACCCGGAGTCAGGTTAATCGTACCCTGCTCAAACGTCCACATGTTGACACCACGGTTTGCCCAATCAGCAAACATCAAATTCAATGAACGACGGGCTGTACGTAAATCGTAGCCCGTACGCAACTCCGAACCAGCGCGTTCGAACGCTTCCTCGACCAATTCATTAAGGTCAAGATTAAACGCTGTGGTTCCTGAAGTGGTCATCTAAAGCCTGCCGTTTTCTTTGCAATTGTTTTGGGTTGCTTTACGAATTGTTTTCCGGCGGCTTTTCCTGCACGCTTGGCTTTGGTCGTCGCAGCGTATTCAGCAGGGCTGAGACTTTTAATCGCAGCACTAGGAAGGTATCGCTCACCCGTGTCAGAAGATTTTTTACCACTTTTGGTTCTCCATTTCTGGTCGCCCCAGTCCTTCAATGATTTCTGAGGCGCTTTCAA